CCAGACAAAGCACCAGAAATCATTTGTCCAGCGATTGCATTTGGATTAATCATAGGAAATTGAGATGCGATTCCAGCAGCCGCACCTGCCATAGCAACTGGGTTTCCAGATCCCATTGCTTTTGCTAAACTACCAACTTGACTTGCAAGATTTACAGCGGCACCAAGCGCACCAGCTGCTTCTTCGGCCGCAGCAACAACATCTGCTAATAGTCCACCTTTCATAGCCATGGCTATTGCTGACATTGGTCCACCAATTGCAGCTGTCAATATAGCTTTAGTTGCGAGAATGTTTCCTGGTATTGACAATCCAATTGCACCGAGTTTAGTAAACGGCAGAGACTTCATTAAGGAACCCATTTGTCCTGTCAATCCTTCCATCGCAGCACTAAGACCAGGAGCAAGATCGCTTATTGCTTTTCCCATTCCTGCTATATCTGCAAGCTTACCAACAGCAGCTGCAGCTGCTAGACCAGCGACAACATTAGGCGATAGTTGAAATGGCGGAGGTTTATATCCAAGAGGATCGCGCATCATACCAAGAGCAACAGACGCATTGAATAATTCAGGATGGTCATTCATCAATCTTGTAGCTTGTTGATGAATTAAATCAGTACCCATATATTTGTGTGGTGTGCCATATATCACATATTCAGTACCAGCAATGAGATTTGTCGTCTGACCTAAAACGGCTCTTAGCTGATAGTCTAATTGGAGTTGATCTGCCATTTTAGTTTAAGATCCTGTTGTAATAGAACTGACAACCCCAGCTCCAGCATATGTTGATGGTGGACTTGGTACCGTTGATCCAGTCTCAATTATAGTGCTAGTCCCGGATTTAACGATATTGTTGGTTCCACCTGATAGAATAGCTTTGGCGCTTGATGAAACGACACCAGCATTGCCTCCACCGTTAGCTCGTACACCCGCTGCGCCAGCACCAAAGTTTCCTAGATATGCTGGTCCAGCTCCATATGAGAAAAGCTGAATGAAGTTTTGGTCATCTATCTGACATCCTGTTATAGATTTTGCTGTAAACTGACCAGTTTCGGCATTGATACCAACAGAACCTACAGCACCCAATGCTAAATCTTTTCCTGAACTAATCGACGCATCTTTATTACCGTGAAGATAAAATATACCACCAACCATTTCATATTTATCCCCATTCACTGTGTTTGTAAAGTTTCCAACAGTTGTTGAGAAATGGTTTCCTAATGTGTGTGTCGAGCTATTGCCACCTGTAATAGAATCTCTGTCTTTCGATGCACGATGAGAAGCAAATCCATTAACTTGTACGCGCTGATCACCACCGTGCTCTTGTAACGTATTACCATCTGATTTGAAATTCATATCTTTATGACTGACGAGTTCAAAATCACCAACCTCAAGCTTAAACTTCTTTTCAACCTTCATTGTATAGTCGCCATCAACATGGACAAAAAAGTTCCCATGAATAACTTGATCTTTATCACCAGTTACATACTCTTGATCCTTTGCGACAATTTTGCTGATACGCATACCATCATCTTTGATTTCGATGAACGTACCAGATGCATGATAAATGTGTAGGCGTCGATCTCCAGGAGAATTGTCTACTTCAATCTTATGACCAGCTTCCGTAGTCATAACATGGTTACCCAAATATTTTGCGTTCTTACCACCAGGAGGTGCTTCGTCAGCTGTTGATCCGCCTCCAGCGGGTGCAGAAGAACTAGTTGCATTAGAATCTGCGGCTTTTACTTCAAATGGTGTTCCTGTAACACCACCATCAGTTATGGTAGCTGTTTGCCCAGGCTGTGCACCTGCTGCTAGTGCTGCTGCATTTGGATCTGAAAATGGCATAATTTAAAAGTCCTTAACCTATTGCGGATGATGTTACTGCGCCGGCTTCTGTTTGTCTTCCAGCTATATCAGCGGGTTTAATTGGTGGTAGTGGAATTTCTTTTGCAGCTGCTGTTGCTTGTTCAGCCGCAGCTTTTTCTAAATCACCAGCCGCTGATTCCATGCTTGGTAATACTGTACCACCAGTAGCAATTTTAGCGAGATCATCTAGTGAACTTGGAACGCTTCCTCCCAAACCAGAAATGATACCACCTAATGCGCTTCCTGCTAATGCACCACCAACAGCACCTAGTAAACCACCAGCTTTACCTCCTAATGCTGCACCTAACAAACCACCAAGCGCACCTAATGGACCACCACCAGAACCAACGATAGGAAATGGATGCGATTTAGGTGGTTTAGGAATCTTATTTGGTTTTTGTCGTTTGTCTTTATCTTTAACTCGTGGATCTTCCTCTCGTTCTTTATCAGCACGCCCAGGTAGAGAGGTAGTACAATCATCGTCAACTGTAGGATGAACTGATGGATTACCACCAACACCAGAATTACCACCAGAACCAGGTAATTTTGATACCTCATTCAAAAGTCCAGCTACGAGCGCGACTTTTTGTGGAATCGTTAAACTTTGAGATTTAACTTGTGGTGATGCGAGTGTTGGTCTAGCAATTGAAAGTTCACCATACACATTATCAGAAACGATAATGATATTGTTGGTAACGTCAATTACTCTAGCTTCTACGTCATAGTTTCCTGGATATAATGGCGAAGAGAAGTGCAATTTCCATACATTAGGTGTGACAGTTTCATCTAGACCCAAATTACCCTGAAATAACTTATAGGTAATATAATTGACTGTTATTTCTATTGTTTGATTTTGCAGACGATCAAACTTCACCGTACCCGTAAGGATTGGTGTCGAATCGTATGTTGATAGCGGATTGACTTTTATAAAATAGTCCGCATATGGTGACTGTGAAATTGCCATTATTTTTTAGGTCCTGATCCTGGGGATTGTTTACCTGAACCACCTTTTTGTTGAACATGCGGAAACGAACCAACAGCTACTGGATATTGAGCACCTTCGCTATCCCAAAAAAATCCATATACTTTTGAACCCTCTGTAATACCTGTCGGTGAACGACCAACACCACTAATAGATGCGGACGTCATTGGTGTTGCAACGTCACACCATGGTAAATCTTTTGTAGGCAGAGTGCTTTTGTCTTCGGTGTGGTGCCCATGAATTCTAACTTTCAAACGACCGAGTTTCAGCTCATCTTTTTTACCAGAAAACTGTCCAGTACCACGATCTTCAACGGTGCCTACCCACCATAAAAGATTTTTACCAAACATACTCGCTTGTTCCGTCATGACTAAGCTCCTTTATTTACTATGCGAATCGGATTTGCATTCCAAAACACAATTGTATTTAATATCTTTGTCATCTTTATATATGACATGGCGAACACTTGTCACAAGAAACGTACCAGAGCGATTGTCTAATTCATTGCCTTCTTGACTTGCTGGAATTTGTAGTTTGACTTTAATACCTGGTTTGATAGAAGTGTTACCCGGAACAAGCACGTTCATCACAAGATTTTCTAACTGATTTGCAATCGCTGCTTGTGCGCCGTGCTCACCAATAGTTCTTTTGTTTTCTACGTCTTTTGGAGAACGAGACTGGACAAATTTACTTTCTTTTCCCTCGCCTTTACCAACACCACCATGCGCTATATTGAAACGCATAACTTTTGTTCCAAAAGTTCCTTCAGTACCTTTAGTTTCATCTTTCTCTACAATTGAATTTTTATTCAATGGTTTTGAATCTTGTCCGTTGCGTTTACCACCTGGTACCGAATCAACTTTTCCTGTTAGTGGATCATAGATATACTGATGATCGGATTCTGCACCGCTATCACTCGCATCTAATCCATGAAAATCTTGCTTCTGTTCAAATGAAATTATGCGCTTTGAGGCATCACCACCAGATCCTGTGTTTTGCATGGCATATGAAAATGTCATAGCTTCAGATCCTTCAAGCATTGAAGCTATCGTTTTGAAATGATATCCATCGCGATCTTGATAGTACACATAATTCGAAGCTTTAGCTTTTGCTGATTTTGCTTCTTTACCAGCCCAACGAAATACTGTAGTAGGATTGCGTCCAGTACCAACGTAATTTTGTTTACCTTCGCTTTCTTCGTTGGTAATCAAATCTTTTTTGATTGTCTTGGAATCTTTGGTGTAAACTTCATGAATTTGTTTTACCATGTCAGACAGCTTCATGTCCTTGTATGGTTTGTCAATTGATTTTGCGTTATCCGATGCCATCTCTGACGTTACAGCTGTAAGCGTATACATATCCTGATTGTCTTTCACGCGCATACGATCACCAACAATAGCCACTTCAAATTTCATTTTGATTTGCGAACCAGATCGACCACCAAATGCAATCTCAACATCTTCACCATTTCTTAAACCTGCGTTTTGGCTGAATCCGCTCGCATCGTTTATGGTAATATTGCAAGATGTGCTTGTAGTGTATATGCTTTCAAAATAATCGACTTGGTTTACAATAGCACGAACATCTGTACTTTTGATTGTGCATGTTGTAAGTAGACCAGCGCCTGTAGATTGATCTGTCATCTTACAGTAGCTCCATCAAAAATATTTGGATGTTGATCTTTGATAATTAGAAGATAGTTTAGATCCATCAAATAAATTTTTCTGCGTTCTTCATTTAAATCAAATTCATGGTCGTAGATTGTTTTCTCTTTACGTTCGTCTGCCACCAAAGTTAAAAATGTTGTTTTATCAACAACGAGTGTTTTTTCAGGAACAATTCGCTGGGTGCCATAATCATTTTGGATGTATGGTTGCTGAATAATTTTTTCGTAGTGATGATTTGTTGTTTGTGTATATTCAATTGAACCGTACTTATCAATTAAATATGAATTGAATTCGTCATATGACAATACCCATTGAAAATATGGGTCGTGAATTTCATTTGCAAGTAAAACTAACCAATCCATTGTTACGTCGCCATAATAATCATATGCAACAGAGTCTGGTCGTTCACCATCCTGAACATGATAAGTATCAAATGCAACATTTGAATTATTCAAAAAATTAGCCAATGCAAACCGACGAGTCAAATCCGTAACTGGAATCGACTTTGTGCTATTTGGTATTTTATATTGAACCGTAGGAAATGGCGTAAAATAAAACATTTATTACCTTGTTCTGTTTGGTGTTCTAAGCGCGCCTGGTGGTGGTGTAGCATTACCACCGCCTTCTGGTGCAGGTCCACTACCAGGTAATGCATAACGGCCTCCACCAGGAATAACAGTAACTGGTGTCGTTGGATCATTAATGTTTGGTTGTATTTGACCTGCTAAATTCGGTGGTGTTATTGTTCTACCTTCAAGTGCCTGTGGTGTAACCTGCGCTGGCGCTGCTGCTGATACTGGCAACGAAGGATTTAAGAATTGCTTAGAGATAACTTCTGTTTCTTTGAATGTCAATGATAGTGAAACTTCAGCTGGTGCTGGTTCACCACTTCCATCAGCATTGCGAATATATGCGGCATATCCTTGAGGATGGTAGTCAACTTTAATATCAGTGCATACAGAAGGTCTCAATCTAAACAAGTACGAATCTCTGGCAAATTTGATTTCAAAAAATTCTGGATACTTGAAGAATAGTCCACCAGCAACAAATTCCGGATGTGAATAATAGACAAACATTTCTACAATTCGACGGATGATATCCGATTCTCTTCGATTGCGTGGGGATAGTTTCCAGCTAAACGTGTGGTCGCGAAAATCAACACCAGTAAATAGTACAATCTTGTGAGGATTCTGAGCAACACCACCGAATACTTTTAGAGCAGCATTTAGTTCATTTCCACCAACACCTAAAGCACCACCAACAGCAGCTAGTCCAGCACCAGCGCCAGATTTTGCTGCTAGCGCCCCAGCGGCTGATAGTCCAGCACCAGCTAAAGATGCGCCAGTTGCTGCTTGTCCAGGAATATCTTGGTTATTATAAATCCCACGATCAAATGCTTTTAGAGCGGATCCAACCCCTAAACTTAAATCTGGTGTAGTATATGATGGATTGTAATCGGTAGAAAGATTAGCTGGTAACGGAAGACGGATTGTGCCACCAGTTCCAACAACAGATGATATTCCGCCAAGGAAACCACCAATAAAATCTTCGGCAGCACCTTTTGTTGGTTTAGCAACGAATTCGACCCAGTTGTTATTCATTGTTAGATCACTAGGAAACATATTGATGTCATTTTTGAAAGGATCACCGCCAGTACCACCAATCATTGATTGATTTATAGATGTGAGTCCTGGTGCGCGAGCGGCTGCTTGAATTGGTGTTGCACCTGATTGCGCTCTTGCTGCCGCTAACTCTGCTGCTGTTGACATATTTTGTTATCTCCTAATCCAATCTATTTATACGCAATACATAGATGGCATGAAAGCATATAGCGGACGTTTTACCCCAAAAAATCCTCAGAAATATAAAGGCGATCCTACTAAGATTATTTACAGGTCTTCGTGGGAGTTGCGCGTCATGGGATATCTGGATAATAATCCTAACATCATTCAGTGGGCATCGGAAGAACTTGCGATTCCTTACAAGTCACCAATAGATGGTAAATGGCATAGATACTTTCCAGATTTCGTTGTGAAGATGCGAGATAGAGATGGTAAAGTTACAGTTAAAATGTTAGAGGTTAAACCAAAAGCGCAATCCGTGCCACCAACTATCAAGAAAGGTAGCTCAAAGCCAAGTAAGAAATACCTTAAAGAAGTGATGACTTGGGGCATAAATAGTTCCAAGTGGGAAGCTGCAAAAGAGTATTGCGCCGACCGCAACTGGCAATTCGTAGTGCTTACGGAAAAGGAACTCGGTCTTTAATGGTCGCATACATCTTTGACAGCTTAGTTAATAAAGCAGAAAGTGCTGGTGTCAAGCGCGACTCTCGCGCATGGTTTCGCAAGCAAGCGCAAGCTGTCAACGCAAATCCAGCATTGATGCTTCGTAGTCAAGCAAACAGATTGACTAATATGCCACTAATTGGTCGCATGTATTTGTTTCGCTACGATCCGAAAACCAAAAACAAACTACCGTATTACGATAGATATCCTCTTGTAATTCCAATTGGTACGGGTGGTAAAACAGGCGGTAATGCATCTGCTGGTGGATCGTTTCTTGGCTTGAATCTTCACTATCTACCGCCAGTATTAAGAGCTAAACTGATGGATGCTTTGTACAATGTAGCATCATCAAAAACGATTGACGACAAAACAAAGCTAAAAGTATCTTACGA